ACTGCCTAATAATAGATATTCTGTTGGTGAGGCTGTACAGCAGATTGAGAAAGAGTTAGCTAAGCGACAAGGCAAACCTAATGCTACTATAGAATATGTTAAAAAGCTAATAAATAAAAAGGATAACTAATGGGTATAGGTACAGGATTAAATGAGGGCTATAGTGAAGAGATTAAGGCTCAGAAGAAACGTATATTGGAGGAGGATGGTAACAACCCTATCACTAACTCTAACTACTTTGATGAGGCTACTAGCTATAAAGAGGCCATCATAGGTAAGGACTTAAATGCAGGGCTGAGTGAGTCAGCCTTACTGAATGCCATAGCTAAGAATGAGGGCACTTACAAGACCGGATATGATACTGAATATGCCTATGGTAAGTTTGGTGGTCGTGATAAACCTTTAAGTGAAATGAGTCTGAATGAGGTGATGAAGTATCAAGCAAGTATGTTAGATGCTCAGGCTGGTAACAAGCTTAGAAGTACAGCTATAGGTAGATACCAAATGCTAAATCAAACACTTAAAGATGAAATAAAGTATGGTAAGCTAACTGGTGATGAGTTATTCACACCAGCTATGCAGGACGGTTTAATCTTACAGAGGTTGAAGCGTATGAGAGGTTATGGTGACTACAAGAGTGGTAACCTAGATAAAGATGCTTTTGTAAGTAACTTGTCTAAGGAGTTTGCATCCATTGTAGACCCTTACACAGGTAAAGGAACATATGGCCAAGGTGCAAAGGAGTTATCATGGTAGCTAAATGGAAGAGTTGTAAGTGTTGTGGAGCTAAGTTTGTACCTAGCTACACTAAATGCCCTAACTGTGACTGCGAGGATAAAGTCTAACTCTCCATATCACCCTTGAGCTCTATCATTTCACTCTCGATAGTCTCAAGGAACCGTTGGCCTAGTTGAGAGTATATCTGCTCAGCAATCTCTGCTGATGTAGTTAGTTCAACTGTTGAAATAGGTGTGATAGCTTTTATAGTTATCTCACCATTATCCTCTTTATCTGCTGTTAGTTTTAGTAGTATTAAATCGTCCATTATGGGTTTTCTCCGTCTCTTAATTGTTGCCAGAATTTAATAGCCTTCTGAACCTCGTTTATACTATTGTTATCATGTGACATAAAGTGCACGCTTAACAAATCCCCTAGTCTATTTCTTAATAGCCCTATACGTTTATCACACACCCCTCTAGGTACCTTTGGCACATCTTCAGTACCATATAGCTCTAAATTAGTTAGCATCCATTATCCTTAACTCTTCTGCCACATCTTCCCAAGACCTAGCTATAATAGCATGCCCTCCACTATTCTTAATCTGCTCTATATTCCATAGCTGTAACGGGGTAGCTTTACCCTTCTCATTCTTAACCTCTATAGCTAAATACTTACCATTAACACATGCTATGATGTCTGGTATACCAGCCCTATTAGTGGTAATATTCTTATGTGCATATATATCTGCTGCCTTAAGGTTCTTCATTATTTTAGATTGTATCTTACTTTCAAGCATACCTTTCCTTTCTTAATTTAATCTTAAAATCTCATGAGAATCGATTTTAAGAAGAGATAATCTTTATATGATAAGATATATCATCTAATGATATAAATCTCTTAAAATCAATCCTCGTGATGATATCATATAAAAAAAATCTGAAATTGGATTATTCTTTATCACTTTCATTGAGTTTTCGCACCAGCTTGGCTGCGGCCTCTACGCTATCATACCACTCTTGCCTAAGTCTATCCTCCTTGGTCCAGTCACTATCAGTAATAGGATAGCCTATCTTATTCTTGTTTAAGTTATCTTCCCAGGTATTGCATATCCATTTATACTCAAGAAAGCTGGCTTCTTTAACAGACTCAGTTTCTTTTAGTACAGTCATACACTTAGGCATGATGCATAAGTCAAGCCACTGCTCTGAGCATTTATGCTGGTCGAATCTTCTGCCTGTGTTTCTAGTACAGCCTATGTAAAATTTGTCTGTACCATAAAAATCTAATTTATATATTGTATATTTCATTAATCTATATCTCCAAGGGACTTGTCAAGTCTTATAGTAATAAATGTAGGCTGAATATATGTGTCCATGATTTGCTCATATTCAATTTCAATGACTTCACCAATGAAGTATGAAGGGTCTACAGCTCTATCATCATCATTCAAACCACTACCTACTGTTACTTCTCTACCCTTAGAATCTTGCAATACTAGAGCACCAATCATGCCCTCATATTTACCTTCACCATCTGTAGTACCCATACAGTATAAGTCTGCAGTTGCTCTCTTCTTGTACTTGACATTATCAACTTTGCGGCTCTTAGTATCTTGCCATATCCATGATGGTGATTTTAACATGATGCCTTCATAACCCTCTTTAACTACATCAACTAGATACTCATCTGCATGACCTTGAGAATATAGCAATTTGTTTTCAACCATATTCTCAAGAGGTATGCCAGTGTTAAGGACTAGTGAGTCTATTCGCTCATCATAGTCATCATCGCTTCTGCCTACTCTATACTCAGCCATTGACATATAGTCGTGTACCATGTACTTGTGATTATGGGCAGTCTGTGCATGTCTAGGCCCTCTTAGGGCACAGTTCTTTCTATCACCTAGTTTCCCATCATTAGCAATGCGCTCAGCAATGTATACACCTGGTGATACTGAGCTACTATCAAAGATAGTAGAGTTATTGTTATCATACTCGTGCCCACCACTACTAATGAATTTAACATTACCTTGGCACTCCTTTATAACTACTGTATAGTTACCATCATATTTGATGCTGCCATACATAGGCCACTTAATGCTCTTCTTGAGCAGCTTACCTGCACTCTGGTCTTGAAACAATTTATTGAGGTCCAATGCCTTATTAATCTTTGCCATTATATTTCACTCCTTATGAATAAACTATTAATAAAGTTCTCTTTATTAATAGCTACTGTTTTATACACCTGTTCAGACACTGCACCATCTACTAGGTAGAAGTGAACATCTATAGGTGTATCTCTTTTCTTATTAGCCTGTCTAGCTCTTCTTTGACTATACCTAGATGTGGAGAAGTCCATACTATAGATAATCAAGTGCTTATACATTGATAAGTCTACACCCTCTGCAAAGCTAGTGCCTTGTAATATAGTGGCGTGCTTAAATGCTTTCCTAAGCTTCTCACCCTCTGCTATATACTGGTACATGATTACCATATCCTTAGTATCACCAAAGTCTTTTACAATAGCATCTATCTTCTCTGTGTTATCTAGTACATAGTAACTATCATCTACCTTAGCAACTCCACCCTCCACCATATGAAGAGTAGTTCGTATCTTCATAGGAGAGTCTAGTGGGCTCTCTATACCCTTCTCGGGAATAAGAAGCATCTCGTCCTTCATACACTTATTGTATAGGTCCCTAGTCTGCTTACTAAGTTCTATCATATGTAGGTGGTCTTCAGGCTCATGCTCAAAGTTCAACTCTTTCCTAGTACGTGTACTAAATAGATGTGAGATAGTTTTATATACCTCAGGCTTAATTTTCTTATATGTCTCCTGCAAACCAAAAGGAGTTCTAATCTTATCAGGTATACCCCATGCACGATGAAACTCATAGAAGCTCTTAAACTTAAATGGAGTCCATGTACTTAGTTTGAATTGATTATACAATAGTTGATAGCCTTGTGCATATGGAGTAGCAGACATATAGATAATGGGGATACCTCTAGTTAGTGCAGCTACCTCTTTCCACATCTTACTAGGTTTAGGGTACCCCGATACATATGAGTGGCTTTCATCTAGTAGTACCAAGTCGTACACAGGCTTAAGCTTCTTGGCTTGATGATAGTTAGTAACTGTATAATCCTTATTATGTTTATACTGCCTAAGAGTATCGTACCAACCATCTAATGCCTTCTTCTTAGTGATGACTAATACTTTAGTAGCCTTACTCATTTCAGCAACTAGGATAGAGGCTAGTGTTTTACCGCACCTCTCTTCCCATGCCATATAAGCTAGGCCATGCTTCTTAAGTATGTCATACACTTCCTCAGCTCCATCTACCTGATGTGGATAGGGTATCATGACATATACTTCTCTATGTAGTCTTCAAGTGCGTGCTCTGTGAATGGCTCACACTGAATACCATAGTCTTTATATATCTTAGCTGCTACATTAAGAGTCGGGTATGCGCCATTCTTTTTATAGTTACTAATAGTACCTTGACTAACACCGATGACATTAGCCATATCATACTGGTCTTTTGTCTCTTCTTGCTCTGCGATTATCTGCAAGGCTTCTGCTATATACATTGTATCTCCTTTATAACTTTTGCTATGACTTTGTCCATATCATAGTATTTAAACTCAGCTAGTCTACCTAGTAGTAGACACCTCTCTGTAGGTACCATATCAGCATAGGCATTATCTCCCATAGGATAGTAAGGCTCATTAACTCCTTTTGTATACTCTAGTGGGTACTCTACTTGTCTCCACTTATTACCTCTATCACACATCATACTATAATTGGTTATTCTAGTGTACGCCTCTCTCATCGTACAGTTGTTAACTGTTACAGCCTCCATAGGTGTGTCTTCTGTAACTACATCAAAATACAATGAGCGATATTTTAGCTCACCTTTAGTGTAGTTATAATACTCATCTACTTTACCAGTCCATACTCTAAGGTCACAGTCGGGTAGTATGTGTGCTAGACAATCTAGCTCAACAGTTATGTTTGGGTGGTTAAGCATCTCACCAAACATAACTGTATACCCATACTTAGGTAGTGCCTGGAACTTATCAGTGAAGTACCCTTCTTGAGGCTCACACTTTATCATGACTCTATCTAACACCTCTTTAGGTGGCTGATAGCCCCACTGCTTAAATGAATAATCCCTATACACTAAGTTATAATAGTAGTCACTATTGGGATGCTTAAGCACACTCATATCATGAGGTATAAAAGTATCGACTATAGGTAAATCTATAACGCCCTCTTCTGTAATAGCCTTAACCTTATGCTTGTATGGTCTCCACTCTGTGAACCTGGATAGGAACTCAACTACCTCATCATTGTTAGTATGAAATAAGTGAGGCCCATACTTGTGTATAAGTACACCCTCATGCATATAGTCATAGGTATTACCCGCCACATGGTCTCTAGTCTCTAGTACTGTTACCTCATGACCCTTCTCTGCTAATAGCCTTGCTGCTGTACACCCTGCTGGGCCTGCTCCATGTATAACTACTAGCAAAATGTATACCTCTCTATTATATCCTCTGTGTTAACACCAACTATGCTATCGGGTAGCATGTATGCAAGCTCAACAATCAGCTGATGAACAGCTAGCTCGCAGTCCTCATACAGCACTACCTTTATATCTTTTCTATGTTGCATTAGTGCCATCATAGAGAATAGCAGCTCTTTCATATTACCTGTTAGCTTTATGACTTCACAATCATAATCATCTAGGCTCTCATTAGGGTCAGTAACTACAATAGGTGCACCTAAGGTTTTAACTCTTTCAAAGTCATATGCTGTGTCAGATATTCTAAATGGAAAGAATACCGAACCATAAGGTATAACTGCATCTAGTTTGTCTGCCATCTTATAATTAGTAAATTTCCTAAATAACTTAGCATATAGCTTCTTATTTAGGCACTGCTCATTAACATTAACCTTATAAGATATAAGAGGGTTAGTTCTATATACCTGCTCATACTGTGCATAGTTAAGCACATCAGCCTGTATAAGATGTGTATCATATAGTGCTTCTATGAATGTATCATAGTGCTTATCTGCATAAGGCCTATCAAGCTCTTCTATCTTACTCATATGCATCTTTAACACCCAAGGTATACCTGGTCTAAGGTTCTCAAAGTAACTAACTACATTAGCATATTCTAGGAAGTTAATCTCTATTGTGTCAGGTACAACAGTTCTATTATCATCTGCATTTACACCATAGTGAATAGGCAATAGTTCTATCTCGCACTTAAACATAGGTAGTATAATATCTTGTAATATTACTAAGTCTTCATGCACATGTTTATCAGGTATAGTAATAGTATAATGGTTAGTCTTACTACTATTATATATATGATGAAGTACTATGTTAAGGTTACCATCAGCCAAGAGTGAGTATGCTCCTGTCTTATAGCTTCTCATTGAGAACTGAGGTACAATTAAGGTTCTCATGATAGTACCTTATCTACTAGAGGTTGCTCACTATTGAAGTAGTGCAGTGATGCAACCTGATGAGTTAGTGTGCCACATTCAACCTCTAGTTCTTTAGCTACATGTTTCATTAAGTTTGTCCAATTGTATATGTCATACGGCATAACCATTGCCGCAGACTGTGACCTCATGTTAGATACTAGGTGTAGCTTATTATCTCTTATTGAGAATGTAAGTGAGTTAGTACATGGATACTCTATAGTACACTCACCACTAGCTTTTGCTTTGAATAGTAATTGGTCATCACCCTCTAATATCATAATAGTACCACGTCTTGAGCCTCTATCTCTTTTAAGCTCTTTAATAGTCATAAATAACTGGCTTCTAATTCTAGGGCCATACTGTGTATTTCTACCCTCAAACTCCTCTAAGTATTTAACTGCCTTAGGGTTCTTTCTCACATCTGTGTCATCGCCAGTCATAACATAGTTAAAGAATGCATCTGCATACTGCTGGTTAAAGTTTCTAGCACATGGCTCTATTGTGTTATTATCTATATTAGTAAGCTTGAACTGATATCCATTAAGCTCTCTAAAACCTGATACTCTTTCCTTATCAAACAAGTTAGTATCATCTACTATATAGTCCGGGCTATCTCTTAGCTCTGTCAGTACCGCTAGGTATATCTCATTAAAATTATTACTTATCATCTACTACTCCTTCTACTAGCAAGGCATATCCTGCCAAGTCATGCCATGAATCTATGTGGTCTGGGCTAACTGCTAGCCTACTCATCTTTCCTACTATATCCATAAACCACATTTCCTGCTCTTGTGGCATATCTACATTATTAACTTGCTTGTATCTTTCACGTATAACAGCTAGCACATCGTTTCTAAACTCTAGCCCTCCTTTATAGTCTCCATACACTTCGCCTCTTTCCTCTAGTGTTTCTTGTACCATTTAATTCTCCTTTGGTGGCATCCACAAGTCAACCTCGTATTCGCCATCTATTAGTTTCAGCTGACGCATATCAACTAACCTCATATTAGTTATAGCATCGACTATACCTCTATCGTTCTTCTCGTATATCTCCACTACCTTAGCCCAGCACTCAGCCTCATTAACACACTTAGCTAGTGCCTTCTCTGCCTTCTTAGGGCCTATGCCATGAAGGCCTATGACGTTATCACCTGCATCACCAGTAAGAGTCTGCACATAGTATCTCTTCATAGCTTCTTCTTCTGTGTTCTCTACCCACTTCATATCTATACCATATCTAATAGACTGATAGTAGTTGAAGTGTTTACCAGGCAATCCCTTAAGTACGTCCTTGTCCACTGCACATAGCACATAGTCGTCCCAGTTATCTCTTTTCTTACACACAACTATATGGTCAGCCTCCCACTTAGTATTAAGAGTTACCTTCTCAGTATATCTCTTAGCAAACTCTTCCTTAAGCTCTCTAAGTCCGTAAGGAGCTACTCCATCTTTTCTATTACCCTTATAGTTCTTATCGACCATAGTGTATGGGAACGACTCTCTACCTATAGTAAAGTGAAGCTCCCAATCCTTACACCCAGTTCTAGCTAGTATATAGTCTAGCTTCTCTAGTGAGTGTGTGACTGCCTCTTCCATATTAATATATGATAGTGTGTGTCTCTCTTCACTATACCCAGGGTCAGCTACAATCTCTTTCCATTCTTCATCTGTGTAGAAGTCAGTAGGTAGTAGCTCTTCTACCTGCTCTAGTACTGAACATGATGCAAATATAACTGTATCAGCATCAACTAGGGCTATCTTATCACTCTTTTGAGGTAATACCTCTCCTCTTGTATCTATGTTTATATCAGCTATTTCTTCTGTGCTCAATGTGTGCCTCCACTTTATTTAGTTTCTTATGTATAGAAGCTATGAGCTTATCACCATAGATAACTTTCATCTGCTCCATCATGATACAGACATCTGCCATTTCATCTAGCATGGCTGGCTCATTCTCTTCTCTATTGCTAATGAACCTCTTTGCTATCTCTGCGCTGCACTCTGCTAACTCACCCATAGTAACTATGAGCTGATTATCTTTACCAAATGTTTCAACTGCCTCTCTGTATAGTTTAGACTGTACCATTGTGTATACCCTTCTCTAAGAATTTCCAAGACTTACTAAATACCTGCTTAGTGCCTATAGATGATGTTGGATATGCTTCACTCATGCCCATACGCTTGTAGAACCCACAGTATTTACATAGTGAATTATATACCTTTGTTTGATTAGCCTCTTGCATAGCGCCCTCTAGTGAGTCAACACCCAGTGGCTTCTTGCCCTCTCTAGGGCCTCCTGGCATCATCAACATTCTGTCTATAGGCTCTGCTATTGAGCATGGGTAGTAGCCGTCTCTGCCATATACAGTACCACACACCCTAGATGTGTCGCACCCAAAAGAGTAGTCTTCATCTTTAAACTCCTCATAGTCAACAGGTGCATCACACGTAGCATGAAATTCAGGTAGTACACCTACGCTCTTAGCACTGTTCTCTACAGCTATATCTACTGGTGGTGTATAGCTCTTTATACCATTAGTTACTAACACTACATGAAAGTGTTTATGCAACTGTATAAGAATGCTGTCTATACGTTTATCTATTGTAGGCTCACCTCCATACACTTTAACCGTTAGAGTTTTTCCGTATGTTATATTACTATCAATAAACTCTTGTATCTTGTCACTACTTAAATCTATCCACGTGCTAGGAAATTGCGAGAACTGAGAGCAGTTGTTGCATGCTAGGTTACATTTAGTTGTTATATTAATAGTAGTTATTCTATTGTTACGCTTAGCATATATCCTACCATTAGTCTTATGCTTAACATTTGGAAAGTTAAGCTCTATTGTCTTTATGACATCTTTGTCCTTAGAAGATACAAATACCTCGGTTACAAACATAGGTATATAGTTTAGCCAGTTGCGCTCCTCCTGGGTTGGCTCATCTATATTATATAGCCTTAAGTATGCTGGTCTGTGCTCATATATTCTTTCTGCGTCTATCTTATCTAGTTTCATTATGCTGCCTTTCTTTCTGTGTGGTACTCAACCTCTGCTATCATAGGTATATCGCTGTATGTAAATAGCTTTGTTTTACCCATCTCTGCCCATGCCTTAAGCATTGCTGCCTCTAGTCGCTCACCTATATCTTCTTTATTCTCACTACGCGGCACTCTTAAATAACAAGCGTCGTGAACAACGTTGTATACCCATTTAAGCATAGGCTTATCTGGGTTGTCCTTTACTAGATAGTGCACAGCTAGCTTCATAGTATCAGAGCCACTACCTTGTACTGGCCCGTTAATACCATCAGTACCTAGCTTAGGTTTAATTGGTCTGCCTAGCGCTGTGTGAACTAGGAAGCCTGGCTTTTTATAGTTATTCCATACATACTGATGATGCTTGCCTATCTGTCTATACAAGCTAAAATACTTAGCTCTAAGCTCTTCAGCCTCTTTTAGGGTTACTATCACACCAAACGATGTTCTAGCATACACTACGAATGCCTTAGCAGACATCGAAAATACGAAACCAAAGTTTACTGCTTTAGCATTTTGTCTATCCCTATCTGTAACATAGTCTTTGCTTACTTCAGTTATATCTCTTAGCGAACCAGTAACCTTTATAAGACCCTCAGCAGCTAGTGCCTTACCTGTCACTTGAATGGCCATAGCAGTGTGTAGGTCCTCTCCATTCTTTAGCTGTGAGTACATAGCCTCATCACCAAATATTGTAGCTGCAAGTCTAAGCTCTAAGGTAGAGTAGTCTGCATCTATAATAATTGTGTCGTTATCAGGCTGATTAAATAGATACTGAAAGTTACGTGGAATCTGCTGAGAGTTAAACCCGTTTAGCAAATCACCACCAGAAGCAGAGAACCTACCACTAACTGCTTGAGCTACATTGAACTTAGTATACATCGTGTCAAAATTAACACTTTTTAGATATGATACCTCCTTCTTAGCTCTCTTTAGTCTAATTATACTATCTGCATCTACAGCGTTCTCATTACTACTTAAAGAGTATTCAACTAATGCGTCCCTATCGCTCTTATCAATACCTAGGTGTTTGCGTACCTGCAAGTATGAGTTAGGGTTAAACCCGTCAGGTAAAAGCCCTGTATATGTAATAACATCTTGTTTAGACTTATTTAGCTCTTCAAGCAGAAACTCTCTATCTACTTGAAGCCCATTCTGCTGATACACTAATGCATATCTTTGTGATAATATATCCACTTTATAGGATAGGCTATTGGCAACCACTGCCCTAATCTTAGGCTC